CTTCCCAATGCAAGGCGTTTGTTGCAGTGTTGTACCACATATCGCCTACTACTAAGGACGTTGGGTCGCCAGCATCTGTCCTCGCCATGTTAAATCTGTCTTTAGCATCGACAGTTAAGCCTTTAATTGGCACGTCTCCTGCGTCTAATACGCCGTAATCGGAGCCTAACTGTACGTCTCTGCTAGTAAATGTGAAGCCCGTAAGGGTTGGAATCATCGTGACACGTAGTAATGCCACTGCGTCTTCACCATCAAGGTACGCCTGAACGCGACCTGATGCGTCTGTAATAAGAGGGTTGGCGATAGCCGTTACGCCTGTAAGCCCTGCATACATTGTCTGTGTAATGTTGGTTGTTGTACCTACCTGTGCAACCTGAATGCTCGCACCAGCTATAGGCACACCAGAGCTATCTAAAACTTGGTAGCGTAGTGCTTGGCGAACCATAATATCTCCTTAGTTAAAAAAACAGGTGGGCTACTCCCCAGTATTGTCTGCCCACCTGTCCTTTTATTGTAGCTTACTAGCCCGCGTTAACTGGTAGCAAGAACGCAATCATCTTAGTCGCATTAGCAGCAGAGGTTCCTTTAATGGTGGAATCATTCTGCTCAAAACGGCCAGACTCAAGCGTTACATACTTCACATCACTTGCAGCCATAGTGATGGTCAAGTTGCCCTGACCCTGTAGCTGTGCTGGTGGTCTGTCACCAGCCGTGATCGTTACATCGTCCGCAGTGCCTCCGCCGTCGGAGAATCCTAGAACCACTGGTGAACCAACACCAGTCATGTCCAAAGAGAATCCGTCAGTGCCATTGGCTATTGCAGTCCAACTAGCGATTGGCAAGTCTGCGCTTGCTGTGTTAAGGGTTAGTTCTGTGAGTGTTACTGCTGTAACTGCCATTTTCTAATCCCCTTTCTTATTGCGAGATACAGTCAGCGTTAGCCAACACGTATGGTCTCGTTATTTTATATCCGTACAAGTGCAAGCCTTTAACAGCATCACTGAAAGCATTCTCTTGTCGATAGCCTTCAACACTGTTTATTTGCTCTGCATATGTAACGCCATCCGAGTGACCAGCGATAACGTAGTTTCGACCTGCACCAGCAGAAGGAAGGTTGTTAGACACAACGATTCTCATACCAGCAGCAGCGCCGATGATTCCGTTCTCAAGGTCTTCACGGTTAGCAGCAGTACCATAGCTCACAAAGCTCGCGTTTTTCTGTAACCATCCGTGGTAAAACGGAGGGATTACACACCAACGACCAGCTCTGGGTACATTGTTGTCATCTAGCTTCACAGCTAAGTCAACAAGATTTTCATACGCATCAATGTTTGCCCCGTCACCAATAATCATGGCTCCAAGTGCATTACCTGTGTCGCCTTGTGCTTGCATAGCGGCCAATACCGAAGTGTCGGCTGCATCTCCAAGACCCCAAGCTGCGTCACGCATCGCTACGTCCATCAACGCACCATCATCTTTTACCTGACGAGCATCTACATCATCCACTTGGAATGCAAAGTACTTCGCCTGATCTATGGTAAGTACCTGTTGAGCATCGTCAAGAGTCTCAGGTGTAATAGATGTGGTGTTTTTTACATAATCGTCGATTGTTATTCGACCGATTGATGTGATACGGACGGTATCTCCTGATTGAGAGATATCGCCTTCATAGTTCCGATTACATAGGTTCACTGCTACGTGAGCATCGTTAAGATTCTCTAATAGCGTTGCGGCCCATAAACTCGGAATAAATCTGTCTACAGACATGATTTCTCCTAGCTAATAGTTAGCCACCACGGAGAGCTTTATTTCTTATTTCTTTTGGAATTTTCATAATCTCTTGTGGTGACATATTTTTCATTTTATCTATAGTCAACACTGAGGTACTTGTTGTGGCACGTTCGGGAGAACCTGCGGCTGCTTCTTTACGTTGCGCTAAACGGGAATCAGAATTTTCAGACATACTATCTATGTACTCCTTTGCATTAGTTATAGCTTCTTCTAATGTACGCCCTTGTTGATCCCATATAGGCATCTTGGCAACATCATCAGCAGCTATTCCTTTTGCTTCTGCATATCCATACACACGACTTGAAGCATCCGACGCTCTGCGTTCGGCATCATTAAGTTGATCGTCAGTGACTTGACCAGCCACAGTGTCAGGAGATGCACTATTCAGTTCTTCTCTCAATTCATCTTTTGCGGAGCTTAACGCTCGGGAATATGTATCTTCTTGCCGTTGTTCGGCTAGAGCATTTTTCCCTTCATCTGACATTACATCGGATAATCCAACATCCATCAAACTGCGTATCCCTGCAATAGATTCTTGAGTATTTACAAGATCTGATTTAGTGGCAAACTCATCAAGCCTGTTTGTGAGGCGGTCTAGAGAACTAGTTGCACGATTAGTAACATGTTTACTGTCACTAAAGTCCTTCTTTAGTTGATCTAGCTGCGACTGTAACGAGCTTATAAGTGTGGATGGATCTGGATCTGTTTGTACTTCTACATCATCGCTAAGAGCCTCTTGCGCATCGGTATCTTCAGCAATGTCTGCTTCTGTAGTCCACTCGGTCTGAGCATCTACTTCTTGCGTCATTGTTCCTCCTTAGAACATCTGTTTGCATAAGTTTATAGTTGTAAAGAGCTATTAGTCAATTAGCCCATAGCAGCGCGTAATCTTTGTAACGCTTCTCTACCTTCCTTAGTTACTGGGGTATAAGCTTTATTAAGTACTAACGCGACATCTAACTGCGAGTCTTTGCGACGTAATACCTTACGCATACGAGAAGTTATGCTATCTATCTTGCTTCTTAAACGTCCTAATCTTTTTCGTTCGCCGATATCACTACCCGATTGGTTAATAGCAACAATTAAATCATCATAGGTATCTATACCTTCAGGCATAGCTGCTTTTAATCGGTCAAATGCAATGTCTCTTTGATCCCAATATCCTGAGTCTTTGTTAATGTAATCATCCATACGAAAATATTCTTTTGATGATTCAGGCCAATTAGAAATTTCTAATTCTTCAAATGTGTTATATCGCGCTAACACATCTTCAGGCAATGTCGCTTCAAATGCTTGCGTTAGTTCTTCGATAACAGGCCAATTAGGTTTACCCGCTAATAAATTTTCTTGAATAATTTCAAACTTTCTATTACGCGCTCGCAATACAGGGTCGTCAGAAGTGGCATAATTTATTCCTAATGCTTCATCTATAGCTCTGTTACTTACTCCTAAATCATGTTTGATTTGTTTGAAGCGACTGTCTAATTCTTCATGTGAAATAGTCCCCATGTTAAATCCCATCATTACTTCTTTAGCATTTAAGGCAGCTTTAGCTTCATTTTGTTGTTTTTGCACACGCAATACAGCATCAGTATCACCTGAGTCTGCTTTCTTTTTAAGATTTTTATCAAGAGCATTAAATACTTCAGGGTATTCTTGTTCTATTTCTGCTCGTTCGCCTTTATTTAGTTCGCGCCATTCTCTACCAAAAGTTTCTTCTGACCTAACATCACGTATTTCAGATGGAGTAAGAGGTGATGATTTGACTCCGAGTATATTCGTAGCTAACCCTAGCCCAACAGGATTAGAATATGTAGAAGGATCTCCTAAAGAAAAATCAGGGTCTTCAGCAAACTCACGATACATATCTTGCAATGCAAACGGAGCGTTTTGTTGCATAAGATTAATAACGCTCATGCCTATAACACGGGGATCGTCACTATTAAATTTAACTTGGTCCCCTGTAAATGTTTCTCCTTGAACTACATCATATACTCGCGCCATTGCAGGGCTAGCTTTAGTTCGTAAAAATCTTTCTACCCCTTCTGCTGGCCCTTGAGTTACACCTGTAGTAAATAAAGCAAGTAACGAATCCCATGACCCAAACAACGAATAATCTTTACCTCCTACACGAACTCTCATAAAGTTTGGATTTGATTGTGGTTTGCCTTCCATATCAAATCGAACAGGACTAAAATCTGTTTCTTGATTTTGCGATTTATTAATAGCCCATGTAGATACAGACATAACAGTAAGTGTGCGCAACAACATATCTCGCGCCATTTGTCCTTCAGGGCCACTTGCTAACGCCGCTTTTGACAATACATTAAGTTGTGAATTAAAAAATCTAGGAGCAAACATTAACGATGCAGCTAAATCACTGGGTTTACCACTTTTAAAACCCGTAGCGTTATTAATTTGTTCTATTAATTGCTCTCTATCTCCGTAACCTAACTCTTTCTTTAGCGCACCTCGTCCACCTAACGTGCGCAATTTGTTTATATCGTTAGCATTTTTATACATCATTAATCGCATAGCATTACCGTTACGACTAAAGTGATGGTTAGATATCTTTGCCAGTTTCCCAATAGCGGGTAAGCTAGTAACTCCTTTAGTAAACATAAAGTCACCAGCGTCATCTAAGTCAGACCAATATCCTCCACCTCTAATAAAATCATCTATTTCATCAGCATTATCTACAACAAAGCGGTCCCAAATTTTAGGATTAAATAAAGAGGCCATTGCATACGTCATGTACCGAGCTGCACGAATAGGATGAACTCCCGCCGCAAGCAATCCTTGAATACCAACAGATGACAGGTCAAGCGTAGCCATAAACGGACGAGCAATATTATTAAATGTATTAATGTATTTAGTAATACCTACATCTTCTGCTTGATTGAGATACTTATTCATATCTGTAGCAAATTCAGCATCGTATAAACGTCCAGCAAAGGACATATTGTCAATTTTGCCTACACGACCACTAAATGTAGCTGGGTTTCCTACGTCATCAACCAATCTTTCTGCGCCTAATGCACCTGCCGCATCTTTTGCAGTGTTATACATTTTTCGGGCATGATCTAATTGTGGTCTTAGGATCGCAAGATCCTCTCTAGCACTATTTATTTTATTTCTTCGCACTTCTGAAGGATTTATATCATTGGTTAATCGTTGAATTAAATTTAAGTTAGTTTCAATAGAACGAGCTTCTGCTAAATCCATATCCACATCTCGAATAAATAATGCATCTTCAGGATCACGCCCCATTTTTTTGGCTAATGCTAGTTTACGTTTTTTTGATAAACCTCTTACATTGTTGTCTAGCTGTGCTATACCTTTACGTAATAGCAAGCCAGCTTCATCAATTTCTTTCATCATCTTTTTGGGGTTTTCTTTTACTTGCTTTTGTGTAATAGAACGCATTTTATTGCGTGTTGCCTTGAGCTTCTTTACACGTTTAGGGATTTTGTCACTTTTGTCCCCTTCAAAAATAACTTCAAAATCCCGAATGACACTATCTAATTCATCATGAACTGATTGCGATACTCGTATTTGTTCAGCAGCCAATTCGTCTGCTACTGATTCTCCCCGCCTACCAAGTCGTTCAGCCGTTCTCATAAGTCTTTGAGTTTGTGGTTGTGATACTAAAGAACCTATAACCTCTCTTAATTTTTTTTGTGTTTCTAGAAAAATTTGTCGCGATGCTGCCCAGTCTTCGTTCTGCATAATTCTTTCAAGCGGAGTTAGGCCACCAATACCTTGCCCTTCTACGCTTAACGAATCCTTAAACCATTGGGCATTCATACGGTCATACCCTGCACTACGCCTAATATTTAACACTTGATTAATGTCGCCAAGATACATTTCTGTAGCGGCTTGTATTCCTTCAGGAGTGTCAACCTCCATAGCTTGATTGTTTTCCCACATTTGACGCTGGAACTCACTACCATCACTAAATCCTGTACGACGGCCTTTTTCAAAAGACTTACGCCCGAAACTACGCGACCCTGCACTGTTTGGATTTAACCCCTCACTAGCAAAGCGTGGGAAATACCCTCTATTTTCGTCAAGGCGCTCAACTAAGTCGCCAAAATATGGCATCTCACCTTGTTCCCAATTACGACGAGTAGCTGCTTGTAGTTCTTCTGGCATTTCTTCAAGCATTTCACCAGTAATTTCGCCAAAATCTAGCCCTGCTTGCTTTTCGGCTTCAAGCTGCACATCTAAATCACGACGCAATTTCTGAATAGCAAGTTTGAGTGGTTCTCCTTTTTCTGTAAATGTGTAAGAAAAGCGATCTCCATCACCTTCTTTTATTTTTATAAAATCGTCTTTCAAGCGTTCATCTAAACGGCCTGTTTTTTCATTAATAAGCTGGTTTAACCCTAATCGTTCACCGTCTAGTTCTATTGTAAATTCCTTATTGCTCCCGCCGTCTAATACATTTCTAGTCTCAGAAGCTACACGAGAATTCATAGATGAAGCCGCTTGTCTACGTCCTTCAAAGGCACTTTGCAATAATGCAGAGTCAGTTCGTCCGCCTAAGTAACCCATGTCAGGACGTTGATATGCAGGAACATCTCCCCATTCTTTAGTTACCCACTTGCCTTCAATGTCTTTAGTCGTACCAGTTACAGGGTCAACTACTTTTTTAGCTTGTTGATAGTAGGGGTATCGACCTTCTTCTATGTTCCGTGAAGCTATAAATAATTCATCTTCACTTGCTTGTTTGGTAAAGTCGCTTAGGTACGCACTTCGGCGCACTTCGTTTACATCACGAGCTTGGTTGTTTTTTGCTAACTGGTCATTAAGTTCTTCTGCTTCTCGACGGATTTTAGATCGTGCTTCAACTACATCGGCAGTACGTGGAATACCAGTTGGAGTTACAGGTGACACATCACCTAATACTTTGTCTTGTTGTTTAATTACAGAATCGCCAAGAGCCTTTAAGCCTTTAGCATTATCTACTTTCATTCCTGCCCGACGCATAGCATTTATAGAAGCCCTGCCTCCAACTACACCACCAAATAATCCTGCCCCTAATCCGACCCCTACTTTCGCCCATGCTGGTGCATTTTCAGGGACAATTCCTTGCGCTCCTTGTGCAGCTGCGCTAAACCCACCAACTAAACCAACTTCAGCACCGATTCTAGCGGGTACACTAGCTCCTTTTGTAGCTAACATAGGCTCAGTTAGCATTTTAGTAGCCTTGAGCGCACCTTGACCTGTTCTTGCTGTTAATGCTTGCGTTGTTTTACCTGCGGCTTGTTTAGCAGCGGCTCTCGCCCCTAGTCGTGCAGCAGTAGTCCCTGCTTTAGCACCAAGCCCTACACCACCAGCAGCAATAGCGAATGTAGACAGCCGTGTACCTTCTTTAGCTACAGCTTTAGCTCCTGTTTTAGCCCAATCATCTATTTGAGTGCCTTTAAGGTCAGGGATTTTATCTATTAAATCAAGAAGCCCAGCTTTTTCTGCTATTGAAAAGTCGTACTTATCTACAACTTCTGCGGCTTTACCTAACCCGCTTAATGCAGTATTAAATACATTCCCAACAGAAAACCCGCGTCGTTCTTTTTCACGCTTTTCATTTTCTGTTTCCGTATCGTCAACAAACGCAGAAAAGCCACGCGGTTGAGTACGTTGTACGCCTTCAGTTGTATTATTTTCCCACCACATGGGTTGAGCCATTAGACACTGTATCCTCTAAATTTAGCTAGATCCCTATTTCTATCCATAGATGGCGCACTAAACTGTCGTTGCGTCTGGAACGCTACATCTGATAGCGGTACGTTGAACTCAGTAAGCAATCGAGAATTTAACATTTCTTGCTCACTCGGGGTTAGTGCTTGTAATTGCTGGAAGGTTGGCAGTGGCAACCCTCCGAATTGTAATGGACGTGGCATTTCCCCACGTAAGACTGATTGTACTGCTGGTGGTGATACAGCCCTGCTTTGTGCAATTAATTGCTCTTGAGTAATAGCTTGCGGAATAGGTGAGTTAGGCACATTTAACATAGGAGTATTAGTGAAGCTCTGCCCTACATCTGTTTGCCAGTCAGCAAATGTAGGCTGTCCTGCAAATCGTGATGTGCCTCTCCAGTCTTGGAAAGCAGGAGCAGTAGGTTGTACAGTATTCCATCCTGTTTCCGTTGTTGTAAAGTTAGATGC